TTGAAAATTTGGTTGCGGGGGCAGGATTTGAACCTGCGACCTTCAGGTTATGAGCCTGACAAAAGTGGCGGTTTTCTGCGCTGTTTGTTCGTTGGCGCTATGATGGCGCTATGGCCGATTTACTCTGAAAGGTGGAGCTATGATGGAGCTATGAAAACCTATGCTGGACGCTAAAAACGCCGCTGGCTTATTTTGGGCATGGACGTGCCAGAACTCACTTAGAGGCGCTGTGTCCGCGATTTTCCGCGAACAAACGCTATTTCATATTTTCGCGAGCAACGCCGCGCGATTTTTCCCAAGACCGCATTCCTGACAGCCCCAAAAGCGAAAGAGTTAGGCTCATCAATTCTTCTGTTTGCAGTTTTGGCAGAATAATTTCCGGCGCCCAAATCGCGACAGCCCATTCAGCGATCGGCATGATAAAAAATTGCGAGGCCAAACCTAAAGCGCAAATCCACATGATCGCCGGCCTTGCGCCGCTGACGAAAATTGATGGATGTTTTGCCTGCTCAAGATTGGTCGCGGCTTGAGCAGCTTGCAGCGAAATAAGTTGGGTTTCTAACTCTGCCGTCAGCTTCATCTTCGTATCGGCATCAGGCACAAACTTGTCGAGGATCGGGCTGGCAAGGCTTAAAATTTGTCCGATCATTTTGAAGTCCTTTTAAGCTGCATTTTTATTTTTGCTAATTCGATTTCCAAATCATGCACACGCGCGATTGTATCTTGCACAGATTTTGGCGGCTCAAATTTATCTATCCATTCGTCATTTTCTTCGACTTCGGCCATCGTCAATTCTAAGTTGTGTTCCAGAAAAGATATGCGTTCTGTTAGACCGAAATAGACCCAGACGGAAACCGCAGTAAAAGCAATCATGCTAATAAGGTTCCGCAACGGAATCGTCACCTCAGAACTTTCGTTTAATTTATGTGCAACGGCTTTCATTTTATTTGTTTGCCTCGCTGCCCATCCAAACAGCGAAGGCGCCAGTTGCCGCGCCAACAATTGTGCTGACGAATGCGGTTTGCTGCGTTGTTGCCGCAGAGCCTAACCCCATAAACCAATCGCAAACATTCCAAGCCATAAACGTGAACGCCAACATCATAAAGCGCGGGATAATTTTGTATTCCAATATCATTTTGCTCAATGCCATTCTCCGCTTTCCATCATCTGCGAAAGCTCAACAGCCCTGCCCTTAACCTGATCCGCCCAACGGCTTGCAAGCATCTCAGAAGCGGCCAACCGATAATCGCCAACGAGCAACGCAGCTTGGAAATTCTGAAACTTGTCGAAATTTGGTTTGCCTAAATTGAAAAGCATCGAAATGATGACGGCCTTTCTGGCCTCATCAAGCTTTGGATAAAACGCATATGTGACCGCTTCATCTTCGCAACGCTTTATATCGTTTGCCAGTAGATAGCTGATCTCATCGTCTGATAACCCGCCGCCAAGCTTTTCATCAATCAGCCTTCCACAGCCGATAGTCAAATATCCGCGACTATCTTCATAAGCATGGCTGACCACGCCTTCATGCAGTTTTACTAAATCAAGCAACTTGCTCATCATTATCTTCCTTTTGCATCATTTTGCTTGCAACCACGCCGAGTTTATAAAGCGCATCAGTCATCGGGCTATCAGAAGCCTTTAAGCCTCTACCAGTTAAAAACACCTCAACCGCATCGCCTGATTTCGGGTGGTATGAAACGGTGACTGTCATACCCTCACCAACATCTTGAGAAACACACGGACGGCGGTTAGGAAGTTCGATCATTTAAAATCTCCAAAGTTTTGTGAAGTGATGAGGACTCAAGTTCATGGTCGTTAAAAATGTCGCCAGACCTTGAAAGGGTGATTGTGGTGATTTCTTCTATAGGCATGAAAATGCACTTGCGGTGAGGGATCGAAACGCAAGCAGCGAAGTCGTAATCGTCAATAGTTGGCGCGCGCTTTGCGCCGCCGATGCCAAAATGCCATTGCAGCTTTCCGGTTTTGTATCTTGAGCCATCAGGCGTATGAAATGATGACGCCTTGACTTGGACGCGATAAATCTTTGAGCCTCTAGTCGCAATCATGTCGAAACCGGCGGCTGGTGATATTACGGTTTTCCAGCCGTGCATTTCGCAAACAGCCGCAGCGATATATTCGCCGATCCGACCAGTAACAATTGCGCTCATTTTATTTGGGCAAAAACCCAACGGTCAAAGCAAGCTTGGTCGCAATGGCGCCAACAATGCCGGCGATGCCAGCAAGCAGCATAACGGTTTTCCAGCCGCCTTTCGCCTGCAAAGCAAGTTCATGGATTTCCTTGAGGCACGATCTGGTTTCAGCCATTTCGCGCTCTAAAGTTCGCAGTCGGCTAGACATTTCGCCAAGTTCACGTTCAATGGACATGTTTTATGCTTTCGCTAGTAAGGAAAATAAAAAGACGAACAAGCCTAAAGCGATGATGGCAATAACGGTGATGAGTAAGACCGCTTTGATTGTCTCCTCGATTTCGTGCTGTTTTCTAGCCGCTTCACGCGCCGCTTTCTGGCGCGCTTCTTTTTGCTCGCGGAGTGCTTGATTATGGTGGTCAATGATCTCTTGCCATGTTGATTTTTGGTCGGCGGTTTTAGGCCAGCGCATGTTTATCAATGTTGCAATTTGCTGCATTTCTTCATTCAGACGTTTGGCCTCAAGAACCGCATCAATAGACCCCTTAAACTGAATGTCGCCTGCGCCCGCTTTTTTGTTACGTTCTTCATTCAGCTTTTTTTGGGCAACAAATAAAGTGCCTATCTGATCGCTGATTTCAGAAACCGACTGAACATCCGAAATCCGTGATTTTATGAAACTTATCGCGTTTGACGCAGCCGTAACCGCAGCGATGGCTGTCGTAATAGGCTCCATTTAAACACCTTTATTTTTTTTGAAGCTGGTAAATTACCAAAAGCAGAAGCGCGGTTTGGATGAGATCAACCACAGGAAAGGGAATCATTATTCTGGATCGCTTTCTTCTTCGGATTCCTCAACAACCGGATCAGGCTTTCTAACCGCTGATCTTTGTGTTCCAACGGTCAAAAAAGATGGTGGTGTTAAATCTTTTGGTGCGTATTGCAACGCCAAATCATCGACATCGGCGGCGTCCATTTCAGCCGTTACTGGCAAAACAGCCCAAGAGCCATCCTCGTATTCAACTTGAACGCCATCGGTTGAAACTTTTGTCACTGTATAAATTGGGTCAGTCATTTTTTATCCTCTAAGCCGTGCCGCCTGCGACAGTGCCGTTGTTGGTAAATGTTACGAAAGAAAGTCCGCGAATGTATTTCCCGCCCGCGCCACCGGCAGCGCCGGCCGCGCCGTTAGTAGAGTTGCCATTAGCGCCAACATTGCCATTTGAGCCGCTTTCCCCGAAGCCGCCGCCGTTTCCGCCGCTGCCGCCATCGCCAGAATTTGTGCCGCCGCTTGAGCCATTGGAGCCATTTGCCACGTTTTGCAGATAGCCAGCGCCAACGCCACCAGCCCCACCGGAACCGCCAGTTGAAGTTGACGGAATAGAATAAGTGATTTGATAATATCGAAGATTGCCTTGCGTCAAAAAGCGATAGTTCGTTCTTTGATAAGTACCGCCGTTATAAGACCAAGCATTGCCGTTGCCAGAGTTATTAGTAGTGTATCGAACTCCACCATTTACAATTCCTTGCCAGACATCCGGCGGGCCATCGCTGTCGTAATACGTTTGCCTCATACAGTTGGAGGTGTTTTGAAGTGTGCCAGTGGATGTCGAACTGCCATTGCCGCCCTGACCGCCCTGACCGCCCCCGCCGCCGCCGGCTTGTACTGTGCCATTGTTGACAAATGTGCAAGCGACAAAAGCTTCAAAAGCATCGCCACCAGCCGCGCCGGCCGCCCCGCCAGCGCCAATCAGCGTGCCATTATTTGTGACAGTGATAGAGCCGATGCCGCCGGTGCTTATCTCTAAAGCTTCTTCGCTAGTGCTTGTTGCGCCTAGCGTAACGCCTGAGTTGATGACGATTTCTTTTGGATAATTGACGCCGTAATCGCTGCCAAAAATTGTGCTTGCGTTTTGGTTTGTCGCGCCGCTAGAAAATGTTTTGCGCCAGCCTCTAGCGGTGCTGCGAAAATTGGTGAAATTTATCGTGCCGGATGCAGGAACAGAAGCGGCCAAATTGGTTGCCGAATTGTTCGCCGCGTTGCTTTTGACTAGCGTTCCGCCACGATACAGATCGCTAAAACTAATCGCGCCAGCGCCCGAAAACTCCGTGCGCAAGTCGCTGAAGCTGACAGCCCCACTTGCTGAGATAGCCATTAGACAGAGCCGAAAGCTGTAACGTCATCAGCCGCAACAATTGCGCCCGCGCTGGTCACTTTCAAGACGCCTGTGCCGCCATATTTCAGCAAAAGGTTGTTCGATGCGTCTTGCTCAATAGTCCAGCCTGCGCCGATTGCAAGCTTGGTGATGCTGTCTGTGCCTTGCTCGAAGCCCTTAATATGACTCATCAAAGTTCTAAACGCATTGTTCACATCGCTTGGCAGCATTGAATTTTCTGCAAGATTTACACCGCCGACATCCGTATTATTGGCAGCCGTTGCATCATACTGACCGAATTCGTCTTTACTCATGTTATGTTCCTTTTTT